GTCCGTGCGCTGTACGTGCCCAGCTCGGGCGACGCCATCGCCGTGCGCGGCTCGGCCGTGTATCGCGTGGCCGCCGACTGGTCCCTCACGTTCGTGGGTTCGATTGACGCGGGCACAGCGCCCGCCGTCATTGCCGACAATGGCTCCGTGGCCGTGATCGTCACCGGCGCATTTGGCTGGGCGCTCGACCTGAGCACAAATACCCTCGCGCAGATCACGGACGAGGCGTTTTATGGCGCCGATTTCGTCTACTACAACAAAACGGTGTTCATCTTCAACAAGCGCGGCACGGACGAGTTTTACCTCGCCTCGTGGATCAAGGGCGCGCTGGTATTCGACGCGCTCGACTATGCCAAGGCGGCCAGCAATGCCGAGCCGATCGTCCGGCACATCATCAACCACGAGGAGCTGATCCTATTCAAGCGCACCACGGCGGAAATCTGGCGCGCTGTGAGCGGCGGAGACTTCCTGTTCATGCGCGACACGAACGTCGCCATTGAAAAGGGATGCGACGCGGCGCACTCCGTGGCTGCGCTGGACAACACCGTCTACTGGCTGGGCGGCGACGGCGACGGCCGCGGCATCGTGTGGCGCCTGAACGGCTACACGCCGGAGCGCGTGTCGCACAACGGGCTGGAGTTCGCCATCCAGAACTACGGGGACATTTCCGACGCCTGGGCGTACAGCTACCAGCAGGAGGGCCACACGTTCTACGTGCTCAACTTCCCGAGCGCCGGGGCCACCTGGGCCTATGACGTGGCCACGCAGCTGTGGCACGAGCGCGCATACCGGAACCCGATGTCCGCGCGCTTTGAGCGCCACCGGGGGACGTGCCACATGCACTACGGGATGGAGCACGTGGTGGGGGACTGGCAGGACGGCCGCATCTACGCACTGGACCTGGACTGTTTCACCGACGACGGCGACCCGCTCATCGCGTTGCGCGCGGCCCCGCACCTGTCCGGCGCTGGCGGCAACGAGCTGCGGTACAACCGCATCCGCGTGGAGGTGGAGGCAGGCGTCGGCCAAGTGGATGGCGACGGCGCGGACCCCATGCTCATGATCCGCTGGTCCAACGACGGCGGGCGCACCTGGTCCTGCATCAAAAACGTGCCGCTGGGCCGCCTGGGCGAGTTCCGCCGGCGCGCGCAGCTTGACCGCCTCGGCATGGCGCGGGACCGCGTGTTCGAGGTATCCATCGCTGACCCGGTGAAACGGGTAATTCTCGGGGCCACCGTTGACGCGGTGGACACTGGCCGATGAGCGACGACGCAATCATCCTGTTCCCGGCGCGCGCGCCGATCGGCCGCGTGGACCCGTCCGGCGCGGTCTACATGACGCCCGAATTTACCCGCGCGCTGGGCGAGGTAATTCTCCGCATGGGCGGCCCTCTCGGCCCCAACGTGGGCGACTTGGCCACGGAATTGGCCACGCCGGCGGCTCCGGCGGCCAGCTACGCCTTGGCGCTTGAACTGGACGCGCTCCAGCTGCAGTCCGTGCAAGTAGCCCAGCTGCGGCGCGAGCTGGAGGAACAAACCGAAGTGGCCCGCTCCGAACACGCCGCGCTGGCCCAGCTGCGGCGCGAGCTGGAGGAACAGGCCGGGGCCGCGCGTGCGGAACTGGTGGCGCTCGCCCAGCTGCGCGCCGAACTGGAACAGCTCCAGCTGGAGTCCGTCCAGGCGCGCACGCCCACCGATTGGGAGCACCCGGGCAAGATTGGCGCGCAAACGCCCAACAGTGGGGCATTCACCACGCTCAAGGCGTCCGGCCAGATCACCTCCACGTTGGCCAACGGAACGGCGCCGCTCGTGGTGGCGTCGCAAACCCTCGTGGCCAATCTCAACGCGGCGTTGCTGGGCGGGAAAAGCTGGGCCTCGCCGGACACTATTGGCAACGTGACGCCCGGCATCGGCAATTTCACGACTGTGGCGGCCAGTTCCACGGCGGTTGAATACGGCCTCGTGCACCAGGGCGGCGTGGTGTCTGGAACCAAGACTTATGCGGGCTTTTCCGCCGGGCCGCTGAATCACTCGGGTGGCTTCGGGTTCGTGTACGACACCGCCGGAACGTCCTTTTTCCACCTCACGCCCTACGGTTCCGCCGAGGGCTCCGTTTTCAAGCTGGACGTGTTGGGCAACCTCACGACAAAGGCCGGGTTCGGTTGTAACGGCAAGGCCGCGCAGTCGGCCTATGCAGTCGGCGCAGCAGCAACGGACGCCGCTACCACGCAAACGCTCGCCAACAATCTCCGCCTTGCACTCATCGCCAACGGCATAGCGGTTTAATTTCTTGCCTATAGGCAGCAATTGGCGAATAATTGTGCAAAATTAATTATTGGCCGGGGGCACTATGGCAATCAAGAACTACATTTACGAGGGCGGCGTCCTGACGGCCGCAGCTACCGTGCAAGGCGCGGCCGTGGGCACGCTCACCAAGCGCGTCATTACCGCCGCCGCGCTCGTCAACACTACCGGCGCCGCTGTGGCCGCCACGGTGTACCTGGTGCCGTCCGGCGGCGCGGTGGGGGCCGCCAATGCGCTGATCAGCGCGCGCACGATCAACCCGGGCGAAACGTATTTCTGCCCCGAACTGGTGAACCAAGGGATCAACGAGGGCGGTTCAGTCCAGGCGCTCGGCCTCGGGCTGACGTTCCGCTACGCCGCAAAAGACATTACGAACGGGTAACGCGCCATGACCACCTCTTTGATGCCCGAAGGCCGGCAACGGTATTTCAACAACGACGGCACCCCATGCGCGGGCGGCAAGCTGTGGACCTACGCGGCAGGCACAACCGCGCTCAAGACCACCTACGCCGACGAGGCGGGCACGGTCCCCAACACCAATCCGATCACCTTGGACGCCAAGGGCGAGGCCGTTATCTACTGGTCCGGCGCCTACAAAGTGGACCTCAAGCAAGCGGACGGCACGCAAGTGACGGGCTATCCGGTGGACCACTTCAACACCGACCCGGCGGGCCTGTGGGGACTCGTGGCCACGCTGGCCACCGCTTTGGGCGCAACCATGCTTGGCTGGCTGCAGGCTGGCGCGGGCGCCGTGCTGCGCACGATCGCGGACAAATTCAAAGAAACGATCAGCGTTAAGGATTTCGGGGCCAAGGGCGATGGCGCCACCAACGACACGGCCGCTATTGCCAAAGCGGACGCCTACGCGGCCAGCATCGGCGCAAACCTGTTTTTCCCGGCCGGCACCTACATGGCCGACGCCCTCACCGCCACCACCAGCTGGCGCGGCGAGCGCAAGAGCACCATCAAATACCGCGGCACGTCCAACGTGGACCTTGTGACGGCCGATGGCGTGGACAACATCGAGTTTCAATGCCTGGAGCTCGACGGCGCCGTGTCGGCGGATCCGGGCGCGTGGTCCGCGGCGAACTATGACGCCTTTACCGGCGCCACGGGCCTGACCATCGCCAACTGCGAGGGCGCCAGCGTCGTGCGCTGCCGGGCCAAAAACACGCGGCAACATGGGTTCCGCCTGCTCTCGACCACCAACGCCTTGCTGGACCGCTGTACGACCAACCGCAGCCGCGGCAACTTCGGGGACGGCTTCTACATGAACAGCACCATTGGCACGATGGTGCGCAACTGCCGGGCTTACGACTTTACCCGCATCGGCTTCGTGTTTGATACGTTCGGCACGGACCCGAAAACCGGCTACCACAACAACATCACCGCGTGCTCCGCCGAGTACGGCCACGACTGCTCGCTCCTGTACGGCGGCGCCGAGTACAACGCCGGCCTGTGGGCCGAGAACTCCGCGCATTTCAACATTGACGGGTTCACCGCCAAGCGCATGGACCGGGCGTTTGCGCGTGGCGTCGTGCTCACGACCGGCATCCAGAATAACGGCGTGGTGGGCGCGGCGGCCACCTACAACGCCTGCAACATCACGTGCGAGGACACCGCCATTGGCCTGATCGCGTACAGCCTGGGCACGTTCCCTGTCGCCGTCAACGTCACCAACCTGAAAGCGTACAAGGTGTACCAAGGCGTTGCGTTCACCGCCAACAACCCCACGGACAGCTTCGAGTGCACCAGCGCCTACGTGGACATTGATTTCACCGTCAACCCCAACGTCACGACCGCTTACGGCTACGGGGTCAAACCGGGCCTGTCGGGTAAGCCATCCATTTCGTTCGTGGACTGCACCGTCGCGCACACCAACGAGGATTTGTCCAAGCTGACCAGCTACGGCACCAGCTCGGCGGTTACGGACGTCGGCCAATGGACCGGCGACCCGCTCCACAATGGCGCCCACATCACTGTCCGCAACCTGAAAAACGCGGCAGGCGGCCCGGTGTGGATCAACAACGCCTACCGCCAGCCGAACGACACCGAAATCAGCAACACCTACGTCCGCATGCCCTACGCCGGCGAACTGTGGACCGGCTCCATGCGGCTGGATAACTGCCGCGTGCATTCGGCCATGCTCGGGGAAGGCACGTCGTCCAAAACGGAACTGATCGACTGCACGATCGAGGGACTCACCCACGTGGGCGGCGATTCCGTGGCCGTCAAGGGCGGCTCCGCCTCGTTCGCTACCGCGGACGACTTCCTGTGGCTGTTCGCCACGCCGACCGACAAGCGCCCCGCGATCATCGTGTCGGACTTCCTGTTCAAGAAGGACATTGCGGCCAACGGCAAGTGCATGCGTATCGGCTTTGCCGGTACCTTCAAATGCACGGCCCTGTTAAATGACGTCCAGTTTTACAACACGAGCGGCACCGCCACGGCCGGCCCCTGCCTGGCGTACAGCCCCGGCACCGGCCAAATCATTTTCAACAACGTGCTCAAGGATGCCACCGTCACCAACATTTACGACTACGACTCCGGCGGCAACCCGGGGGCCACTTACGCAGGCGTGGCAGATGCGACTTTCCACTAAAACCCCGGAGCCCTACATGCTCGAAAAACCGCCCACCGCCACCGTCCCCGCCGATTGGGCGCCCCTGCTCGCGTGGTTTTGGGTGCTGGGCGTGTCCGTCCTGGGCGGTTTTGCCTCGTTCCTGCGCAAGATGAAGCACGGCCACGTGCGCGCCTGGAACATTACGGAGCTGCTGGGCGAAATGACCGCCGCCGCCCTTACCGGCATCATCACCGCCAACCTGTGCGCGTGGATGAGCTACCCGGACCCGCTGAAATATGCACTCGTGGGCATCACTAGCCACATGGGCTCCAAGTTCCTATTCATGCTGGAGCGCCTGGCCGCCGCCAAGCTCCAGGTGCCGCCGTCCGCCACTTCGGAGAGTGCGACAGATGAAACCCGAACAGTTCCTTGACATGCTGCTCGGCCCGGCGCAGGCGTGCCAGGCCGCCCACGGGATCCCGGCCTCGTTCACGCTGGCGCAGGCCGCGCTGGAATCGTCGTGGGGCCAGTCCAAGCTGGCCAACAGCGGGTGCAACCTGTTCGGCGTGAAAGCGGACCCGAGCTGGCGCGGCGCCGTCACGTGCATCAACACGACCGAATACACAAAGGGGCCGAACCCCCAGCCCTACACCGTCACGGCCAAATGGCGCTGCTACAAGAATTGGGACGAGTGCATCGAGGATCGCGCGCAATTCTTCATCAAGAACAAACGTTACGCCGCGGCGTTTAAGGAAACCACCGGCGAGGGCTGGGCGCGCGCTGTGGCCGCTGCCGGCTACGCCACGGACCCGGACTATGCCGCCAAAGTCATCGGCGTGATGCGCGGCCGGAACCTGCAACGCTTTGACCAACCACCGAAGGGGAACCCATGAAACGCCTATTCGTAGTTGCTGCGCTGTTCGCCGTTGCGGCCCTGTCCACGGGCTGCGCCAGCGTGTCCCAAGCCGTGCAAGCTTACGGCAACGTGGCCGTGACCAGCGCCAAGGCCGCCAACGATACCGCGATCGAGGCGCAAAAAGTGGCGCTGTGCGCGATGCCGGTGTCGGCCCTCGTGCGCCATCCGGAAATGCTGTCGGCCGTGCGTTCGCTGTGCGTGGACGCCCACGACGCCAACACCGGCGCGCTGCTCGACGCGGTAGCGGCGGCCAGCACCAAGCCCGGGATCCAATCGGCCGCCTCGCCATGAGCGCGCCCGAGTTCCGTTCGGAGCTGGAGCTCCGCGAGGCGGACAACACGGACGACGGCAAATGGATCGTGTGCGAGCCGCTCGTCTATGCGTCCGCCGTCGCTGCCACCGCGCCAGCTATGGAGCGCGTGATCACCGTCCCCGCCGGGTTCCACACCGACCTGGCCAGCGTGCCGCGCCTGCCCGTCGTGTACTGGCTCACCGGCGGCACATCGAACAAGGCGGCCGTGGTGCACGACTACCTGTATTCCACGGGTCTGGTGCCGCGTAAGGTGGCGGACGCCGTGCTCCGCGAGGCGTCGGGCGTCACGGGCGTGCCAGCGTGGCGCCGGTGGCTCATGTGGGCGGGCGTGCGCGTGGGCGGTTCGTCGCATTACACGGACGCGCCAGCCGTCACGAGCCCAGCAACATCAAGTTGAGCCGGTCCATCATGAGCGCGGAATCCTCGTTCACCGCGCCCACGCCGAACGCCTGCAGTTTGCCATAGGCCCACGCGACCGCCTCGACGTCCAGATTGACGGACGGCGGCGGCAACGTGGGCGCTGGCGCAATGGCGGGCGGCAAGGCGGGCATGCCGTGCACCGCGAACTCCCGGAACGCTTTCGACACGGCCGCGCTGGCCTCGCTGCGCGGGCGGCTTCGGCGCTCGTGCTGGAGACACGCCGGCGGGTTCGGGTCTTTCACTTCCCAGCGCAGGCCGCACCGGCCACACGCCATTTCATCGCCCTGCTGCTGTGCGTTGCACACGCTCATGGGTGCCTCCGTCCTTGGTGAAATCAGCGGCGGCGCGCAGCGCGGCCACCATCGCCGTGTGTTTCTGGCGCAGGTTCGGCCGCTGCTCCAAGCCGATCACCTCGTCATAGGCTTGCATCGCCGCCGTAACCTGGGCGGGCGTCGGGTTGCGGTTCATACGCCGATTTTCCCCAGCGCGATACCCACGAGCAGCAGGCCCACCAGCACCTTGCCGGCGATGGCGGCCCACTTCATGCGGCGTTGCGTGGCCAGGTATTGCTGGTACGGCGTGCCGCGCGGCGGCGTGTAGGAGCGGAGTTTCATTGTTGGTTTTCCCCTTGTTTCTTTTTCCAGGCGCGGTAGGCCCGGTTTTGGCTAATGGCCGATTGCGATACCTTGAACCGCTGGGCGGCAGCGTAGGCCGTGATCCGCTGTGCCGGGTCCGGGTGCGTGGCCAGCTGGACAGCCTGTTCCATGCGTTTGGCCCGGTCGATTCGTTCATCTACGGAAAGCATTGTTTCCTCCGTTGTTGCAAGTCAATAATAGTTAAGTATCTTAAGTATGTCAACTAGTCTTTGCGGTATCGCTTGCCCCGCCAGCCGCCATTGGCCCGGATCGGCCAGTCGGCGGCCCACGGGGGCATTGTGGACATGATGCGCTCGAACTCCTCCACGCTGCCGAAGCCCTCCGGCACCTCCGCAATGTCCTCGTCGTACACGTGGAGCACGATCGGGTAGCCGGCCGCCTTGAGCGCGCGCATCCCGTACCATTGAATGTCGCGGGCCGTGGCTTGGACCAGGTTCTCCGTGAGGCGCCCGCCGTAGGTGTCCATGCGGATCCAGCCCACCGGGCCGTTTTTCGGGTTCGTGTTCCAGCCCTCGTAGGAAATGCGGAACTGCGCGCGGCCGTATTTCTCCTCCAGCTGCAGCCGGGGCCGATGGTATGTAAGGTAACGCCCGGACAGCAGCCGGATATACACCGCGTCGCCCTCCATGCGGAACTTAAAGCCGCGGTACTCCGTTTCGGTGCCGGGCGAGAGAATGGCGCCGACGAACGCGCCCTCCACGCCGTACAGCTCTTTGCGCCAGCCCCCGCCGTCCAGGCGGCGCCACTGGCCGCCCCAAAACTCGGGTATCTCCGGGGAGGCCGCGCGCCACTCCAGCGTGGCCGCCTTCATTTCCTCCTCCGTCATGTACTTGTCGGCGCCGAAAGCGATCCACGCGCCCACCCAACCGCCGTAGCCACACGCCAGCTCGGCGCGCTTTCCCTTGTCGCGGAGCGGATGGTGGGAGCCGTGCACTTTCTTGTAGTTGAGCACCTCGTCCACACTGATTTTAGCCATCATGGCGGCCGACGCCTCGTAAATCTTCCCGTGGGTGCGGAACACGTCAATTCGCCACTGGACGCCGGCCAACATGGCCAGCACCACCGCCTCAATGGCGGAATAGTCGGAGCAAACCAAATCTTTGCCGGGTCCGGCGATGAACAGGCCGCGCAGGCACCCGGAAACGGTGCGCACGGCGTCCCCGAAATACCACTCCACGTAATCCAGGCGGCGCGTGGCGATCACGCGTAGCGCGTCGGCGGCGGCCCGCCAGCTCCACTCCTCGGGCTCGGCCTTGGGGCGCGCGGCGTTGCACCACGGGCAGCTGGCGGCGTGGGCGCCATAATGCTGCCGGCATCCGATCGCGTAGCCGTGTGCGACGAGCTGCTCGTCCGACCAGCCCGCTTTGTGCCAGTCGCGCAGCGGCGTGGCGCCGGCGCGCTCCGTGAGCTGGAAACAGCGGAACACGTCCGGCCCGGATTTAGGCAGGTTCGTGGGCTGCGCGTCCTGCCCCGTGGTGCGGCCGGTGCGCGCGCCGTAGTAGTTGTAAAGATCGTGCAGCCGCCCGGCGGCCGACACGCTGCGCGCCATGCTGAACAGCTTTTTGATGGACGCGGAGCCCACCTTTTGACGCAGTTCGAGCGCCTGGCGTGCGTGCGCCGGCAGCGTGGGCGATTCGAGCAGGTTTTCGAGGATTTCGTCGGTCAGCGACGTGCCGCCCTTGTCGGTGCGCGGCAGGTGCACGCCCTGCGCCGTAAGCCACTCTTTGAGCTTGGGCATTTCGGACGCCGCCGGCACCGCGCCACCCGTGAGCGTGGCGAGCTGGCCGTCGTACTTGGCGAACGCCTGGTCCACGATGGCGATGCAGTCGTCAATGGCCTGGACGTCCATTTGCACGCCGCGCTGGTTGATTTCCTGATCCAGCAGCCAATAATCGAGCTCGTCCGGCGGCAGGTCCGGCGTGCGGCTGGACGCCTCGGCCTCGGCCATGATGTCGCGCTCGTTGTAGGCGTACAGGCGCGGCCCGTCGATCGGATCAAGGGCCGGGTAGTTGCGCGTGGCCGCGTTGGTCTTGGTGGGGTTGCGCGGCACGCTGAATTTGTCCAGTAGCCGGCCGCCGTCCTTGTCCTTTTGGTGCGCGATGGCGAGCACCTCGCCCGCCTTTTCCAGCTTGCCCGGCAGCGACCACGCGCGCGCCTTGGCCATCGCGCACCGCAGCTGGTGGAGCGGCAGCGGCGGCCAGCCGTAACGGCGCCGGCACACCAGGTTCCAAATGCGGTATTCAAAGCCGCTGTTCCACGCCTCCAGCACGCCACCGGCGGCCACGTGGGCAAACAGGTCCACCGGCGGCAGCGGGTCCGATGGGAGCCAGCGCCGACGCCCGCGTCCGTCCTTCAAATCGTAGTACAGGCTGAGAACTTCCGTGCTCGGGTGCTCGGCGTACACCTGGGCACCCACGACGCCCAGCCCCTTTTTGTCGGCCCCGCGTGGCGGCCCCCATTTCTGGCGCGCGGCGTCCCACACATAGCCCGCCTCGCTGTACGTTTCAAAGTCCAGGTCCGGTAGCACCGTGGCCAGCCCGAGCCCCGCGCGCAGCTGCGTGCCGGCGGGGAGCTCCCACACGGGCACGGGCGGCGCGATCGGCGGCGGAATGTTGGGCGGCTGGGCCTGCGCGCGTAGCTGCGCGAGGTAGTCCGCGCGCGGCATCGCCTCGGGGGGGAACAGCGGCGGGGGAATGTCGGACAGGCTCATGCGGGCTCGGCCTCGGGCTGTTTGTGCTCGCACGCGCCCCGGAACCCGCAATACATCAAACCAACGCGCACGTGGCCGCACATCGCGCGCGGCGCAATCATTCCACGCACGGCGCAAAGGGATCGCGCGGGTGTTTCGTTCGCAACCGGAACGACCGGGCGCGGGCGGATTTGTTCGTCCATTTTGAGGAATCCCGTAAAAAATGGCCCGCCCCGAAGGGCGAGCCGAGTGTCGCGTCCTGCGACGGGCGGAGAGACTTTACGCCACGTAGCCGTGCTGGACCAGCAAGTCCATGTTCCAGCCCGGCATGGCGAGCAGCTGGTCCAGCGTGCGGCCACCGGCCAGCGCCGTGGGCTGGCGCACCGGCGCAGCGACGGCACCCGGCGGAGGCGGCACAGCGGCACCAGCGGCCGGCGGCGGCACCATCTGCGTGAACGCCGGATTAGGCGTCACAGGCACAGGCGCAGTCCCGGCAGCGGGCGCGGGCGCCGGAACAGAACCAGCCAAAGGGGCGGGCGGAGCCGGCGGCACGGCGGCCGGAGCGGGGGCAGCTGCACGCGTGGCCACGCCGGCGGCGACGATTTGCTCGTCGGTCCATTGCGCCTGGCGGCATTGCTCAATGGTGTACTGCGCGCCCAGAACTTGCACCAGGCCGCCCGCCGCAGCGGCCGGAGCAACCGGCGGGGCCGGAGGTGCGGGGGGCGTGACCACGGGGGCAGGGGCAGCAGGCGCACCACCCGGCGGAGGCGGAACCGCGGCGCCCGGAGCCGGCGGCGTGGTCATACCGCCCAGCGGCGTGGCCGATGCGCCGGCCGGCAGCTGGACGCCCTGGCCGAAACCAGCGGCCGACAGGTCCGGGCCGCCTACGATTTCCGGGCCGTAACCGGACAGCGCCACGTAGTGCGGGTTCCAGTACAAGCCCGGCGTTTCGCTCGGCTTGTTGTCGGTGACGGTGCACATGACCTGGACGTAATAGCCCGGCTTGATGGCGTCCGGCTGCGTGAGCACTTCCGTGCCGTTGGCGTTGACCGCCTTGGGTGCCGTGGTGCTGGAGAACCAGATCACCCAATGGCCCGGGTAGCCTTCCTGATCGCACGGGCGTTTCATGTTCTTGTTGGGGAGCTGGCTATCGCCGTCCGTGATCTTGAACGAGAAGTCCGGGCGGTTCGCCTGACCCTGCGGGAACGCGGCGTGTGCCAGCGCCCACACTTGCTGGAGCCACGGCTCGCTGGCCCAATGCTGGACGCCCGGGGTTTTCGGGTAGGCCACGCCGAACGAGAAGTCTTGCCGCGGCTGGCCCTTTTTGGCGCCATTCTTGTACACGAGCGGCTGGCCTTTGCTGTCCGTCGTTTTGGGGCGGTAGAGACTGCCGCCGATCATACGCCCCACGGGCGTGGTGAACTGGTGTTCTTGGTCTGCCATTTGATCCTCTTGGTTAAGTGACTTAATTACTGCGGGTTGACTTTAATCAATTCTGACGATGCCGTCAAGAATTATTCTGGAAGATTTTACGCACCCGGTCCATGTTGATGGGGACCAGCTGCAGCGCGGCGTGGGTGCGTTCCGAGTACAGCGCGACGAGCGCCGGGTCCATCAACTTTTTGGCCTGCGTTGGCGTGATCGGCGCGGCCGGTTTGGCCAGGTTCACGCCGCACAGGGTGCCCAACGCGAGCACCTCGTCCACGGGCTTGGTCCAGATGAGTTTGGACTCGCCCGGCTCCAGCGCGTAATGGCCGCTTTGCTGGCCGTCGCGGAGCGCGTGTTCGATTTGCTCCGCGAGGCCGGACGCGCGCGCCTGGGCCAGCTTGATTGCGCGCTCCAGCATGCGCAGCTCCAGACCGGCCGCATCGAGCGGCATTTCCAGCGGCGTGGACATGCCCGCCAGGTCCATTGCGCGGTAGCCCTCGCGCTGCAGCGCCTCGCACGCGTGACGTCCGGGGCAGTGTTTGCAGTTCGAGGGCTCGGGCCGCGCCACCGGGTTGGGCATGTGGGCCGCCTCGGCCGCGCCGCGCAGCTTGTTGGCCAACGGGCGGAGATTGGCGGCCACGGTGCACCAGCGCCGGACGGGGCCGTCCTTGTGGTAGCTGCGTGGCTGAACGATCACGAACTCGACGTCAAGCACCTGGTCCGCCGCGCCATCAATGCCGAGTTCGTCAAGGATGCCGAGCGCGTAGTCAACGAGCTGCCAATTCTCGAACACCTCCACGAACTCGTGGCCGAACTTGTAGTCCAGCACGATCAGGCGCGCGCGGCCCGTCGTGGGGTTGTGCCCGAAAATCCACGTGTCCGGCGTGCCCCAATTATTCGGGTGCACGTCGTTGATGGCGACGCGCTGCTCCACCTTGTAGTGCGACACACTGGCCAGGCTGGCGTAGGCGCGGCCGACCTCCGCGACGTACATGTCGGCGCCCTCCAGCATTTCGACGGTGACGGGCTCGCCGTTCTCCGCGATCATGCCCTCGTCCACCGGCCGTTGGTACAGCTGCTCCGTGAACACCCAATGCGCGGCCGTACCCTCGCGCGCCTCCGGGCCGTCCTCCAGCTCCGGGTAACGCTGATTCATCGTCGGCCACAGCGCGCACACGACCCACGCGCCGGCGCCGGACGGCGGCAAAAATGCGTGTTGGCTGGTGGCGCTCATGATTTCACCCCATCCGTGGGGGCAAGTGCGGCCACCTGGGCCGTGTCGCGCTGCTCGGCGTCCGGGCCGTCCTCGCGCGCCAACATGCGGGCGTGGGCTTTCTCCAACGTGTCCAGCATTTTGCGGCGGGCCAGCGCGTCCGGCAGGGCTACGAACAGCAGCTCCATGCCCCCCGTGTGGGTGCCGTTGTACTCGGTGCGGCACGTGGCCGTGCGCAGCTTGTAGGCCAAGCCGGTAGCGGGGCGTTTAGCGGGCATGGACACCTCCCGCGACTTTGCCGAGCGTGAACTCCAGTTGCCAATTGCGGATTTTGGCCTCGGCGGCTTCGGCGCGGGCTTTCCACGCGTTGGCGGCGCGCACGGCAACGATCAGCTGGTCCGCCAGGTCCGAGCGGCTCGGGCACTTGTCGCCCTGCTCGCAATCTTGATTGCACGGGCTGGCGGGCAGCAGGCGAGCGAGCCACCCCCGAAACGTCGGGCGCGGCGTGGGCTGCAGCAGGCCGAGCAGCGCGGGCAGGCTGACCACGAGCACGTGGCCGGATTCGTCCGCCACGCGCACGCCAGCTTGGTACGCGCCCTCCAGCGCGGCGCCCTGGGCGCGGTCCAGCAACACCGGCGGCACGTCGCGCACGTCGTTGAGCTGTTCGAGGAACGCGCGCACCGTGGCCAGTTGCTCGCGGCTGATCACGCCGTTCACGCTGCCGCCATCCAGCGCGACGATGGCGTCGTCCAGGTTGGGCGACATTTCAGGGGCGGCGCGCATCATTGCGGGATCCCCAGCGCGTCCAGGCGGGCGCTAAATTGCGGGATGAACGCCGGGGCCACGGCCAGCATGGCCACCGCCTGCACCTGGCCGCCCGTGAGCTCGGACACGATCGCGCCGGCACTGTCAGCCGTGAGCAAGCCCGCGCTGATCGCCTTGGTGACGCGTGGCAGAAGCGTGGCCATCGTGACGGTGTTAGAGCCGTCCGTGCCGGGCGTAGTCTGCGGCGATGCTTGCGGCATAGTCGGCATCGCCGCCGGTGCGTTTCCCACCGGTGCACCAGCAGGGACCGGGGGCGGCAAGGCAGCGGGCGGCGGCATAGCAGGGGCGCCAGTCGTGGCGGCGGCGTTTCCCGCGCCCACGGCGGCCTTGAGCTGGGCTTTGCGCTCGTTGAGGTACGCCTCGCCCGTGCCGCGCTTCACTTTCCATTTGCCGTCCTGGGTCTTGGTCTTGGTGCTGGCGTGGATGCTCGCGTCCCACGGCACGCCCTCGCTATCCAGTTCAACGCCGACGTTCGCCGGGGTACTCGCCCCAGCCGTTTGCGCGCCATTGCTCGGTGCGGGCGGCGTGCCATTCGGCGTCGCTGAGGGCACAGCCGGGGCGTTTGGGACGCTACCCGGCGGCGGGGGGATGACCGGAGCAGCCGCCGCACCAGGCGCGGGCGGAACAGGCAATGCCGTCGTGGATGCCGCCGGCTCGCTCATCGAGGCCGCACCAGTCGATACAGGGCTCGGGGAAGATGCAGAACCCGAGGCGGCCAAGGCGTTTCCCGCGCCAAAGCCCACCGTGGCCGGATCCGGCAGCGGCTTGGCGTGGCCAGCGTCCGCGAACGCTTCGCGCGCCGTGGGGATGCCGGCGGCCGGATTGTCGGCCGGGTCCAGCTGCGTTTGGCCAGCGTAGGGCGCTGCGACGGCCTGCGGCATACCGACCACGCGCTCGCCCATCACCTTGTCGTCCAGCGCGGCGCGGGTTTGCTCCGCCGTGGAGCCCTGCGCCAGCTGCGTGAACAGCGCGGCGAGCGCCAGGAGTTGCGGCCCGTCCGAGCGGCGCGGGTCGATGATTTCTAAGTTCATTTTGATCATGTGCTAGTCCAAGAAAGGTTGAGGATAGTCAACAAATTTATTGATGCCCGTCAATAGTAGTGTTATTCTGACGGTTCCGTCAATAACTATTTTTGCCATAACACAACTATGGATGCTGTCCTGTTCGGAGACTGCCGCGAGAACCTCCGCATGCTGGCCGCGCTGGGCGTGCGCGCCCAATGCTGCGTAACTTCACCGCCCTATTTCGGGCTGCGTTCATATCTGCCAGACGAGCATCCGGACAAACCGCTGGAGATCGGCCTCGAAGAATCGCCCGACGAGTACATCGCCCGCATGGTGGACGTGTTCCGCGCCGTATGGGACGTGCTCGCGGACGACGGCACACTGTGGCTGAACATTGGGGACAGCTACGCACGCAACCCGAGCAAGGGCGGCAGCGGGCCGCACGGGAAAAACGGGGCGTATTCGGACACGTACACGAACGCTGGCAAGGTGCGGCAGTTCAAGCCGCAGGCCGCCCGCCGGCAACACGGCGCCGGCGTGGGCAATCGCGCGCCGCAGCCGGACACGCGCGCGAGCGGTGACGGCATCAAGGAAAAAGACCTAATCGGCATACCGTGGATGCTGGCGTTCGCCTTGCGCGCCGATGGCTGGTATCTGCGCCAAGAGGTTATTTGGGCAAAACCCAATCCGATGCCAGAATCGGTACGCGATCGGCCGACACGCGCGCACGAACAGATTTTTCTGCTCTCGAAATCCCCGCGCTATTTCTACGACATCGACGCGATTGCGGAACCTGCCGCGTGCGCACAAAGCGGGCGCCCGAGCCGCAGGCGTGGCGACTTCGACGGCAAGGGGCAACCGGAAGGGCGCGAATCGTTCCGGGCTGTTGTCGAAAAACGCAACAAGCGCAGCGTGTGGACGATCGCGCCCCGACCCTACGCGGGCGCCCACTTCGCCACGTTCCCGCCCGACCTAGTCGAGCCGTGCATTTTGGCGGGGACCCCCCCCCGGTGGGATCGTGCTCGACCCGTTCATGGGCAGCGGCACGACGGCCCAAGTGGCAAAGCGCCTCGGCCGGCAGTTCCTTGGCTGCGAGCTCAACGAAGCCAACCGGCCGTTGATCGAGGAGCGGCTCGCTAATGCCTAAACTCCGCCCCTACCAATCAAAACTGGACGAAGAAATCCACGCCGCATGGGCGGCTGGTGCCAACGTGGTGCTGGCCGTGTCGCCCACGGGCACCGGCAAAACGGTGACGTTCTCCGAAGTGATCCGCAAGGAACCGGGCGCCTCGTGTGCGATCGCGCACCGCAAGGAAATCGTGAGCCAGATCGCACTGGCGCTCGCGCGCAACGGTGTGCGGCACCGTGTGATTGGCACGAGCAAAACCCGCAAGGCGTGCCAGCGCCTCCAGCTGCGCAAGCTGAAACGGCATTTCGTTGACCCCAACGCCAAGTGCGCCGTGGCGGGCATTGACACGCTCAACAACATCGGCCCGACCGACCCGGAATATGCGTGGCTCCCCACCGTCAAGCTGTGGGTGGGCGACGAGGGCCACCATTTCCTCCGCTCGAACAAATGGGGCAAAGGCGTGGCCAAGTTCCCCAATGCGCGCGGCCTGCTCGTGACCGCCGGGCCGCTGCGCGCGGATGGCAAGGGGCTGGGCCGCCAGGCGGATGGCTTCGCGGACGTGATGGTGCTCGGCCCGACGATGCGCGAGGCCATCAACATGGGCTACCTGGTGGACTACCGCGTCGCCATGCCCGCCACGGACGTGGACCTCGCGCACGTGCGGGTGTCCGAGAACACCGGCGATTTCATGCAGCACGAGCTGGCCGAAGCGTTCCACAAGTCCGCCACCATCTGCGGCGATACGGTCAAGGCGTACCAGCGATACCTGGACGGCAAGCGCGCCGTGGTGTTCAACGTGGACGTGGAGGAGGCGACCAAGACCGCGCGCACGTTCCGCGAGGCGGGCATCGCGGCGGAGTGCGTGCACGGCGAAACCGACCCGGACCTCCGCGACCGCATCCTCGAACGGTTCGAGCTCGGGGAAATCAAGGTGCTCACCAACGTGGACCTGTTCGGGGAGGGCTTCGACCTACCGACGATCGACGGCGTGATCATGGCCCGGCCCACCGAGTCATTCAGCCTGTATCAGCAGCAATGGGGCCGCGGCGCGCGCCTGGACATACCGGACGAGTGGGCCGCCCATTGGGACGAGTACACGGACGAACAGCGCCGCTACATGATCAGCGTGTCCAACAAGCCCTACATGTGGCTGATCGACCTCGTGGGCAACGTGGAGCGCCACAACGGGCCGCCCGACTGCCGCGTCGCGTGGAGCCTGGAGCGGCGGGCCGCGCGCTCGCTGGCCAGCTCGGACGCCGTGCCCACGCGGGTGTGTCTCAACAAGGACAAGCACGGCGACGGCTCCAACATCGCGTGCGCCAAGACCTACGAGCGCATCTACAAGAAATGCCCGTATTGCGGCTACTACCCGCCGCCGCCCGAGCGCAGCACGCCGGCCGTGGTGGACGGGGACGTGCTGGAGCTGGACCCGGCCGTGCTGGCGGCCTGGCGCTCCAAGATCGCGGACGTAGACAAGCCGGTGGAACAGGCCGCCTACGGTAGCAGCATCGTGGCCAACAGCATCCGCAAGAACCACCACGCACGGCAGGAGGCCCAAACCAAGCTGCGCACCGCCATGAACTGGTGGAGCGGCTTCGAGGTGGCAAACGGCCGCGCGGACCCCAACGAGCAGTACCGGCGCTTTTACTACGCCTTTGGCACCGACGTGGCCACCGCCCAAACGCTGGGCGAGCGTGAGGCCACCGACCTGTGGCTCAAGATTTGCAACGCGCTCCACCCGCTCGGCGTGGACGCAACCATTCCGTTTAACTGAGGAGGCCGTTATGCTTGACCTTTTATCCCCTACTCCCGCGCCCGCAAAGCCAGAATGTAAGGGGGCGTTTGTGCGCTACCGCGAATCCTCGTTTGCGCTCAAGGCCGTGCGCGGCGTCAAAACCACGTGGGAGCTCTACGAGCTGGAAAGCCGTTCGTGCCCCGGCTGCGCGCAATGCCTGTCCATCTTTGATGACTTGCGCGAGTTCCCCGACCGCGTGGAACTGGACCCGGCGCTCCAAAATGGCGACATGGCCGTCCTGAGCATCAAAGTGGATTCGGTGGATTGGGAAACGGGGCACGCCGACGACTGGCACGTTGTAGCCACGAAGGTGGCGCCATGCTAGACAACATCGCTAAACAACAGGCCGAGGCCGCGCAGCTGCGCCCGCTGCTCCAAGGTGTCGCGGACGGCAAACTCACGCGCCGCGGCTACGTGGTTTTTACGCTCCTGTGGGATGGCCCCCGCGCCGCGCCCGCCGACATTAAGCGCAAGGCCCGCGAGGCGTCGGAGGCGGGCTTGATCACGTGGGGCTGCGCCACCGGGCCGCGCGTCGTGGCCACGCTCACCGACAAGGGCCGCGAGGTGCTCGGATGAATCTGGAGGCATGGGCAATTCAATGGGGCGTGCCCTATGCGGCGCTGGCGGACCTGCGCGACCGGATGCGGCTGGCCGGTGGCGACTACATGGACGACAAGGCGGGCGAGTCCGAGGCGGCCGTCCAGGCACAGGTGCGGCTGGAGGCGTCCCGCAAGGGCGTTCTACTGTGGCGCAACAACGTGGGCGCGCTCAAGGACGAGCGCGGCGTCATGGTGCGCTACGGCCTGGCCAACACCAGCAAGGGGGAAAACAAGGTGCTCAAGTCCGCCGACCTCATCGGCGTGCGGCCGGTGCTGATCGGCCCCCAGCACGTGGGCCAGCTGCTCGGCCAGTTCGTGTCCCGCGAGGTGAAAGAAAAGGGATGGACGTATAGCGGCACCGAGCGCGAGCAGGCCCAGCTGGCGTGGGCAAACCTCATCCTGTCATGCGGTGGGGACGCCTCGTTCTGCACCGGCGCCGGCACATTGTAGGAGCCCTCCTATAAATGTTGACGGCCCCGTCAGTATTGAGTAGCATCAAGGAAATTATTGACCAACATCAACACATGATCACTGACACCAACAAAGCGCGGCCTGGCCGCCCGGCCCGGATTTCCGGCGACGCAATCCTCGCGGCGGGGCTCAAGCTGGCCGAGGCCAAGGGCTACCAGCAAGTGACGCGGGATGACCTGGCCGCGGCGGTGGAGGCGTCCCCGGCGGCAATCTCGTTTCACTTCGGCACCATGCACCAATTCCAACGTGCCGTGATGCGCGCGGCCGTGCACCAGCAAAACCTGCGCGTGATCGCCCAAGGGCTGGCCGTGCGCGACCCCCAAGCCCTGCACGCCTCGCCCGAGCTGCAGCAAAAAGCCGTCAACGCCATCAAGGGATAACATGCACCAGCTGCCCGCCGCGCTGGCCGCGATGGCCGCCTATCGGCAATTCATTGTGTGCCAGCTGGTGCCGGATCCCGACCACCCCGGCAAAACGTTCAAGTACCCGCTGAACATTTACGACGGCAAGAAACACGACGCCCACGACCCGGCTATCTGGCTGGACGCGGCCACCGCGTGCGCCGTCGTCACCAGCTGGGGCGCGAGCTACTGCGTGGGCTTCACGTTCACCGAGCAAGACCCGTTCTGGTTTATCGACGTGGACAACTGCCTTGACGCCGCCACCGGGCAATGGACGCCGATCGTGGCCGAGCTGTCCGCCGCGCTGCCTGGCGCTGCGTGCGAAGTGTCCCAATCGGGCCGCGGGCTCCACTTCTTCGGCACCGGCACCGCGCCGGCCGAGCGCCGCAAAAAGGACTACACGAACAAGCTGTTCGACCTGTACACGGAAAAGCGGTTCGTGGCGCTCACCGGCCACGGCATCGTGGGCAACATCGCCACGGAGCACACGCCCGCGCTGTACGCCCTCACGGAGAAGTGGCTCAAGCGCGTGACGACCAGCGACGGGCGCGACGCGGAATGGACCTATGGCCCGTGCGAGGGCTGGAACGGCCCGGCCGACGACGCCCAGCTCATCAAGCGCGCCATGCAGTCGCAAAGCGCGCGCGGGGCGTTCGGTGGCGCCGCCAGCTTTGCCGACCTGTGGGAGTGCAACGAGGAGGCGCTCGCCAAGGCATACCCGCCGGACGGCAACGGCAAAGCCGCGTGGGATATGTCGCGCGCCGACCGCGCCCTCGCCCAGCACCTCATGTTTTGGACGGGCAAAGATTGCGAACGGACACGCCGCTTGATGATGCAGTCCGGGCTGGTGCGCGAAAAGTGGGAGCGGGAAAGCTACGTGCTGGCCACGATTCTGTCCGCGTTCGCCGTCCAGCAGTCGGACCAGGTGCTCGCGGACAAACCGCCCGAGCCGGCGCCGATGCTGGCCGCCCCGCTGCCGGTGTCGGAGGATCCCGACGCCGAGGCCGCACCTGTCGCCAAGTACGTGACCGGCTCCACCTATCTGGACCCGGCCCAGCAAATTTCCATGTTCACCGGCTGCACCTACGTGTGCGATAAGCACGCCGTGTTGACCCCGGGCGGCTACCTGCTCAAGCCCGAGCAGTTCCGCGTGATGTACGGCGGCTACACGTTCCTCATGGACCTGGAGAACGCGCGCACCAGCCGCGACGCCTGGGAGGCGTTCAGCCAGTCCCAAGCCTACCGCAGCCCGCGCGCCGATTCGGTATGCTTCCGGCCCGATCGCGCGCCCGGCGCCCTGATCGACTACGACGGCCAGAAACGCGCCAATCTGTGGTGGCCGGTGGACACGCCGCGCATGGCCGGCGACGCCGCGCCGTTCCTCAACCACCTGGCCGCGCTGCTGCCCGACGAGCGCGACCGCACGATCCTGCTGTCCTACATGGCCGCCGTCGTCCAGTACCCGGGCATCAAATTCCAATGGGCGCCGTTCATCCAGGGCGCCGAGGGCAACGGCAAAACGTTCCTCACGCGTTGCGTGGCGCGCGCTGTGGGGAGCCGCTACACCTATTTCCCCAAGGCGTCCGACATTGCCGACAAGTTCAACGACTGGCTGTATGGAACCATCTTCGTGGCCGTGGAGGACATTTACATTCCGGGCGGCCGTGACGAAGTGATGGAGGAGCTCAAGCCGATGATTACCGGCGACGAGCAGCAAGTCCAGGGCAAGGGCGAGAAGAAAGTCAGCCGCGAAATTTGCTGTAACTTCATGATCAACAGCAACCACAAAGACGGCTGGCGCAAGCACAAGAACGACCGCCGCATCGCGCCGTTCTTCACCGCCCAGCAGACCGCCGACGACGTGGCCGAATGGGGCATGACCGGCGAGTATTTCGAGCGCCTGTATGCGTGGGCACGGGGCGGCGGCTTTGCGATCGTGAACGAGTATTTGCGCGCGTATCAAATCCCCGACGAGTTCAACCCGGCCACGCGCTGCCAGCGCGCCCCGCTCACGTCCAGCACCGAGGAGGCGATCAGTGCCGGCTTGGGCAGCGTGGAGCAGGAGATTCTGGAGGCCGTGGAGCAGGACCAACCGGGCTTTGCCGGCGGCTGGATCAGCTCTATGGCTCTCAACCGCCTGCTGGAGCAGATGGGCCGCGCCAACCGCGTGCCGATCAACAAGCGCCGCGAGCTGCTGGCCAAAATCGGGTACGACTGGCACCCGGGCCTGGCCACCAATAACGGCCGCGTCAACAACCAGGTGGCACCGGACGGCGGCAAGCCGGTGCTGTTCGCCAAGATTGGCCACCCCGTCACCCGCATCATGGGGCCGGCGGAGATTGCCAAAGCCTACAGTGAGGCCCAAATGGCCCCGCTGCTCAAGACCGTGAGCTAGACATGGACCTCAAACCGCACCAGCACCACCTGTTGGAACTGCGCCGGTTCGCGTTTGAGGTGCTCGTCGTTCTCCCGGCAGTCCAACCCCAACTAGAGGAAAAACCGAAATGGAAAAACCGTTCCCGTCCGCGCCAACCCGCATTGGTGCCGCTGTCGCCTCCACACTCGCCCCGGTCCAGTCCGGCGACGTGATGGCCCCCAAGTCGGACGCCGAGCTCCAGCAGCTCACCGACTCGCTCAAGCCCACCGCGCCGCGCCTCACGCCCGAGCTGATCCAATCCGTGATCGTGGACGAAACCTACACGCGCCTGGAGGGCACCAACACCACCGTGTGCCGCCTGCAGCTGGCCAACGGCTTTTGCGTCGTGGGCGTCAACAACGGCCCCGTGAGCGCGGCCAACTTCAGCCAGGAACTCGGGTGCGAGTACGCGTACAAGGCGGCCGTGGACCAGGTGTGGCCGCTGGAAGGCTACTTGCTGGCGCAACGGCTGCACGAGCTGGCCAGCGCACCGGAAGGCACCACCCACGTGGCCAACCGTGTCTACGTCACCGCGCGCAAGATCCAAACCGTTTCCGGCGCCACGGCAATGGGCGACGAGCTGCCGGTCAACCACGCGCGGCTGATTTTGGAGAACGGCGAGGACGCGACGATCGACGCGACCATGACGTCGCGCTACTGGCCGACCGCCGGCGACTACTATGTCGTGCAATCGGACGGCTACGCCTACATCAACCCGGCCGACGTGTTCGAGCGCAAATATGCCAGCCTGGCCGGTGTGGAGCGCAAGCCCGCCGGCGGCAACCTGTTCCGCAAAAAGCCCGTGACCGTGGAGGCCATCACTTTCGAGCAGCTGGTCCAGCACGGCCGCGACAACGGCGGCAACATCGTGGACGGGATGCCGTGGTCCTTCGAGTACAAAGGCCACCCGATCACGCACGAGAACGATCAGTGCTACCTGATCCCGACGAAAGAGGGCACGATGCGCTTTACCCCGGATGACATGCTCATCACTGGCGTGCAAGGCGAAATCTATCCGTGCAAGCGGGACATTTTCGCCGCGACCTACGACCGGGCGTAACGTCCGATTTGACGAAATGGCCCTCCGGGGCCATTTTTAGCTTGCAATGCTTAAGTAACTTAAGTATAGTTCGTCCATCAACAACGGAGGAACCTATGGAACAGCTGTTCATCACCTACCAGCAAGGGCTGGATTTTCACCCGGAGTTTGACGCCGCGATGGACGAGGCGTTCGCACCCACCGCATTGGCGCTGGAGCCGGTTGACCCCGTGATGACGTATTGCGGGCTCTAACCGTGCGCCCGTTTGACTGGTTCCTCCTGGGCCTCATCGGCCTGTGCATCTACGGCGCGCTGGACCCGGACGCCGCCGCGACGCTGCTGTCGCAAATCCGCAACAACCTAGCAACTTTGATAGGGAAATAGACCATGCACACCAAACCCGCGCGCGAGCTCGTCCCCGGTGACGTGTTCGTCAATCCTCACCCGTCCAGCGCGATCCGCTGGGCCGTGCTGTGCGTCGTGCCGGCCGACAACGGCCACGTGGCGCTCACGCTCGGCGGCCTGGGCGAGCTGCCGCCCCACATCAACCGGCTGGCCAACGCCTCGTACAACGGCACGCTGGAGCTGGAAATGGTGGGGCCGGTCCTCACGCCGGCGCAGCAGCACGCGGACGAGCTGCTCGCCTTGGTGGAGGAATTTCTCCGCGATGGCGTCCGGCCCGACGCGATGAACCGTGCGGCCGCGCTGCGCGACCTGATCGCGCCTACCGTACCGCCAACTGTGGTCGAGGTGCTATCCCGCTTGGAAGAGTACGCGGGCCTTGTGACCGGCTCCGAGGGCGCCAGCTCGCCCGAAGCAATGCAAGCCCGCGCGTTCGTGGAGCGCGTGCGCCAGCTGGGAGTGCGCGCCAATGGCTAACGTCCTCACCCCCGTGCGTGCGCTGCAGCTGGGCGACGTGATCCTCTCGGACGACCAGCCGCCGTGCGCCGTGCTGTCCGCCGTGGCGACCGACCCGGGCCACGTGGTGCTTACGCTGGGCATGATTGGCCCGCTGCCCCAGCCGGACCTGCCGCGCGCCATCAACGTGCGTTGGTGTGCAGATGCCAAGGTGCACGTGCAACGGCTGGACCTCACGCCGGCGCAGGCTGTGGCCGACCAGCTGCTCGCGGCGGCACGCGCCCATGCCGACATGCTGGAGGCGCTCCGCAAGGAAAAGGGGCTCACCTACGAGCACACCAACGTGGGCTACGTGGCCGAACTGGTGGCGCTCAACGCGCTGCTGGAGCCGCTCGGGCCACCCCCGCCGCCGCCCAGCGTGGAGGAAATCGTCAAGGCGCTGGCCGATGTGGTGAACAAGCGCGAGGGCGCCGACAAGGCGGCCACGGACGTGCTGGACCGCGCGCGCCGCGCCGGAGTGTGGTCCCATGCGTGACATGCTGCTGATCCTGCTCGCGGCCGACATTGCCGCCGCCTGGGCCATTTTCAAACTCATTAACCGATGGAGCGCCAAGCCGTGAACCAAGACCCCACCGCCATTTGCCCCGGCTGCTGCCAACGCGTACCCGCGTGCATGTGCAACGCAGGCCCGGCCAGGTTCGACCGCGTGACGCGCGGGCCGGATGGGAAGTTCTGCCACTGGTTCCGCGGCGAGCCGGTGAACGACCCCGGCGCCCAGCCCGAGCAGCGCCCGCACGACTGGCCGTATTGCGCGACCGAGCGCGCGCACCAGGACGTGGCCCAACATGGCACCGGCGCCGTATGTGTGGGCGCGGACGGCGTTTTGCGGCATGTGCCGGTGCACGACATGTACCTCTCCCCCGTGCCGGATCCTGTCGGCACCACGGACGCCCTCGTCGCGCTGGCCGACCTGGAGGCCGCCGCCAAGCAAGGCCCGGCCAACCCGGAGCGCGTGCGCCAGCTGGCGGCCAAGGTGCGCGCGGCGCTGCTGCCGGAATGACGTGCGACACCGCCCGCGCCCCCGTGCCAAAATGCAACGGAGGAGGGCAACGACCATGTGGGGAATAATCCGAGAGCGCCGGGTCCACACCCAGCGCCGTGAGTTTGAAACCTGGGCGCGCGGCGCGGGCTACGACGTGGCCGCCGATGCGCTCGGCAACTACACCAATGCCGCAACCAGTCACGCGTGGATCGTGTGGCGGGCCGCGCGCGGCATCAAGTAAATTTCCATTCCGTTTCGCCGTTGTTCCGCGTGGCCTCGGCCTGGCTCGTGAGGCGCTCCAATATCTGCTGGCGGATCGCGTTGCCGTCCGGGCCATACTGCCGGTGGAGGGCGCTTTCGATCTGCCGCAGCGCCGGCACGTCCGCCGTGTCCACGTTCACCATGTAAAGCCACGTCCCACCCTCGGGCTTGGTGCCCTGCCGCGTGCCCACCACGTCGCCCGGTGCCAGCTCCGGGTGGCGCGCGAGCGTGAGCCCGACCGCCGCATCGAGCAGCCCGTCCGCGCCCGGCGGGTAAGTGCGCAGCCTGATCCGCGCCAACCGCTCGCGCACCGCCTGCCGTTCCGGCGTCATCGGCGCAGCTGCCGCCCGGCCCGCATCGCCGGAACGGCGCACACCGTCCTGTGCCTCGCGCAGACAGTCCACGCACGCGCCGCAGCTCGTGTAACGCTCGGCCATGTGGTTGTTTCGGCACGGCTTGCCCGTCCAGTAGGTGCGCTGGCCAGCTGCTTTAGCCTGCGCCTTAGTCATCGTTTGTCGCATTATGTTTTCTCCCCGAAGATGGTTCTACGCCCGCTCGTCGCGGGTAGTCCGCATTGTACTATGCGTTTCTTGTAAAAACTATGAGAATATCTTAAAAAGTGCCACCCGGAACCCGGCACTTTCACCGTTTTTCTATACTCCTCCTATCTCTATTATATTTATACTTATATTATGTATTTATCATACATATAAATATATTCTCTCTATATACAGACTTGTTTATTAAGGGTATTAAGGGTAAAGAGTAATAAAGGGAAGAAAATCAATGACTTACAACACCCGGAACGTAGGGGGTGACTTCCGGGCAATGGCGGGTAGCGCGTGGCTATCGTGGCGCCGTGTGGCGAGTGTGCCGCGCGCCGGGTTATCTGTTGGCCTGAAATTTCCCGAGTGGAATTTTTTGCGGATTTTGTGTATCCTCGGGCGCACTATGGCCCTCAATACCAACCGTCAACGCTTCGTGCTCGCCCTGCTCGGTTCGCCCAAGTTCAATTTGGCGGACGCGTACATGGCGGCTTACGGCGTGGCCAATCGTGAGTACGCCGCCAAAGAGGGCTGGGCCTTGCTCCAGATTCCCGAGGTGGCCGAGGCCGTCGAAAAGGGCAAGGCGGAGCGCCTGGCCAAAATGGAATTGGACGCCCAAGCCGTGCTCCGCGACATTGCCCTCGGCGTGCAATCGGACGGGTCCGAGCTGGTGGAGCATGTGCTCGACTGCTGCCGCTACTGCCACGGCGACGGCCACAAATATCAGTTCACGCCGGCCGAGTTCGAGGAGCGGCTCGCCGCCTACCTGCGCGCCGATGCCGAGCGCAAGGGCGGCCCACGCGACCCGCAGGGGCTGGCGTTCGTTGAGAAATACGGCTGCAGCATCGGCTACGACCCGCGCCGGCCGCCGGCGGACGACTGCCCCGAGTGTTTCGGCCGCGGCATCCCGCGCGTGCTGGCCAAGGACACCCGGTTCCTGTCCGAAGCGGGCCGCCGCGCCTACGCCGGCGCCAAGTACGGCAAGCACGGCGTGGAAATCCTGACCCGCGACCGCGACAAGGCGCTCGACCTGGCCGCCAAACACACCGGCGTGGCCAAAGAGCACCTCAAGATCGAGGATTTGCGCACCATCCCCGACGACGAGCTCGCGCGCCGTACCGCGCAGGCCGAGCACGCGCTCCGCCAGGCTGGCGCCCTGCCGCCCAAACCATGATTCTCGCCCCCAACGACCCGGCCAACCCGTACCACGTGCGGGTAGCGTATCTGGAGCTGCTGGAGGAGCAAGTCCGCCGCCTGACCCGCCGCAAGTTCTGGACTTACTACCCCGAGGAGGGGCCGCTCCGGCGCGAGCTGTACCCCAAGCACATGGCGTTCTTTGCCGCCGGGTCCAAGTTCCGCCAGCGCCTCATGCTGGCCGCCAACCGCGTGGGCAAAACGGAGTCCGTGGGCGTCTATGAGCTCGTGTGCCACCTGACGGGCATCTACCCCGAATGGTGGGACGCGATCGGCGGGCGCCGCTTCAATCGGCCCATTGTTGCGTGGGCAGCGGGCGACACCGGCAAGACCGTGCGCGACATTCTCCAGTTCAAGCTGCTGGGGCCGTGGGGCAACTTCGGCACCGGCGTGCTGCCGGGCGACACGCTCAAGAGCACCACGAGCAAACAGGGCGTGTCCGAGGCGATCGAGGGCGTGACGGTGCGGCACGTGTCGGGCGGCACGTCGCAAGTGCTGCTCAAGTCCTACGACCAAAAGCGCGAAGCGTTCCAGGGCACGGAGGTGGACGTCATCCTCTTGGACGAGGAGCCGCCGCTCGACATTTACACCGAGTGCCTACTCCGCACCATGACGAACAACGGCATGCTGATGCTGACGTTCACGCCGCTGATGGGCATGTCGGACGTGGTGCTCGCGTTCCTCCCATCGGGCAAGCTGGACGAGGGCGCGGCCGAGGGCAAGTTCGTCGTCATGGCCACGTGGGACGACGTGCCCCACCTCTCGCCACAGGTCAAGGCCGAGCTGTTGGCCAGCATCCCGCCGTTCCAGCGTGACGCGCGCTCCAAGGGCGTGCCGCAGCTGGGCGCCGGCGCCATCTACCCGATTCCCGAGTCGGACATCATCATTCCCGATTTCGCACTCCCCGCGCACTGGCCGCGCGCCTACGGGTTGGACGTGGGCTGGAACCGAACGGCCGCCGTGTGGGGCGCGATCGACCGCGAGGCCGAAACGGTCTACCTGTACAGCGAGCACTACAAGGGCCAGGCCGAGCCCGTGGTTCACAAGACCAGCATAGACGCGCGCGGCAAGTGGATCCCCGGCGTGATCGACCCGGCCAGCCGCGGCCGCGGGCAAAAGGACGGCGAACAGCTGCTCCAGGCGTACAAGGATTTGGGGCTGGACGTCAGCGAAGCGGACAACGGCGTGGAGGCCGGCTTGCTGCGCGTGTGGGAGCGGATGAGCGGCGGCAAGCTCAAGGTGTTCAAGTCCATGCAGAACTGGCTGGCCGAGTACCGAATGTACCGGCGCGACGACAAGGGCCACGTGGTCAAGGCCAACGACCACCTCATGGACGCCACGCGCTACCTCGTCGTGTCGGGTCTGGACCGGGCCATCGTGCAGCCGATCGCGCTCCACCAGGTACAGACCGAAGCGCCCCAATCCTTTTTTGGTATTGACCTGTAGCAATCCCGTGTAGAATTTGCGCCATTGCAACTCACCCACCGAGCCCCGACCATGAGCGACCTCGCCACGTCAGCCACAGCCGCCACCGGCCAGCCGTCCCAAACTCCCAGCACCGGACAAGACGCCCTATCCGTGACGCTGCAGGGCCGTTTCGAGAACTGGCTCCAGTCGCGCGAGCCGCAAGAGCTCAAGTTCCTGGACGCCTACATGGACGCCATGCGCATCCCGCGCGCGGACGACACGGCCGGCACCGGCACGGCCAAGGCGCGCAAGTCCAAGCTGTTCGTGGGCAGCACGCGCGGCAAAATCCGCTCCGCCCGCGCCAAGATCAAGGACTCGCTGTTCGGGTCCGGCAAGATGCCGTTTGACACCGCTCCCGTGGACGAGCAGCTCAAGCAATACTCCGACACGATGGAAGAAATTATCTCGTTCCAGCTCAAGGACATGGAGTTCAAGCCGATGCTGGGCGGGGCCATCAACGCGCTGTGCACCTACGGCACCTCTGTGATCTTCGGGCCGTTCGAGCGCCCCAAAGAGCACGTTACGGTGGGCCTGGCGCCCGACCCGGCCAGCGGCGTGCCGATGCTGGCGGAGCAGCGGTTCACGTACCGGATGCCGTACTTCGAGCACGGCGCCACGATGGACGTCTATCCCGACCCGGAAAGCCCCGACCCGCAGCACGGCCGCGGCATCTACTGGAGCAGCTGGAAACAGCCGTCCGAGGTGCGCAGCTGGAAAGGCCAGCCGGGCTACAACGAGCAGGCGATCGACTACGCGCTCACGCAGGAGCAGAACACGACCACGAGCCAAGGCTCGGACAAGACCACCGACGTGCGCGCCGCCACCTACCGTTTCGGCAAGGACGGCCGCATCCGCATCCTGCGCTACATCGGCCAGGTGCGCGCCGACGAGCTGGCAGCATGGACCGGCGAGCAGCTGGCGGAGGGCGCCGACCCGGCCGACACGGTGGAGGCCGTCGTCATCATGGCCGGCGGCGTAGTGGTCAAGGCCGACCGCTCGCCCTACAAATGCGGCTACCGCCCGGCCCTGCGCGCCGTCTACGAGGAGGTGGAGCACGAGTTTTGGGGCGTGGGCATCGCGGAGAACAACGACCCGCACCAGCGCGTGGTTAATGCCGCGTTCCGCCTGTTCATCGAGGGCAAGGCGTTTGCGCTGCTCAAATGCTTCTCCGCCGACCGCTCCAAGTTCCAGCCCACGGAAGATTTCAAGCTCTACCCGGGCAAACAGTTCCAGATGAAACCGGGCCTCACCCCGGACGAGCGCAAAACTGCGCTCATCTGGCACGACATGGTGGACGTGTCGAACGGCTGGGAAAACGTTATCGCCATGAGCGAGAAGTTCAGCGACGACGACACCGGCATCACCAAGTACACGCAGGGCACGGACGCCGACCACCTCAACCGTACCGCGACGGGCATTTCCATGATCATGGGCGCCAGCTCGTTGCCGATGAAGGAAGTCATCCAGAACATTGACGACATGTGGATCGTGCGGGCCATTGAAGCGCTGATCGACTGGAACATGCAGAACCTGGACCCGGAAACGGTGCGCGTGCTGCTGGGCGATAAACACGCGGCCATTTGGGCTGAAATCCAACGGTTCGGCAAAACATCGTTCATGGCCTGGAAAGCCACGGGCTCGTCCACTTTCATGATGAAAGAGGTGCTCATGCAAAAGCTGCAAGGGTTCCTCCAGCTATGCCTGTCGAACCCGATCACGGCCGAAAAGGTGGACGCGCGCGAGCTGCTCGAACAGGTGTGGGACGCCGGCGAGGTGGGCAAGGAAAGCCCGATCCTTACGGACGACGAAATCGCCCGCCGCAAGCAAGAGCAGCAGGGCGGCGCGATCCCGCCGCAAATTCAGGACGTGCTCCAGAAACAGGAGGCCATGATCCAGAACTTGGAACAGGCGCTCAAGGATGCGCGCGACCAATTCCAGCTCAAAGCGATCGAGCTGCAGATCAAGGACCGCAACAGCCGCGTGGACGCCGAGGGCAAGCTCGCCAACGTGGAGCTGACCGAGGCCATGCGCGACAAGCTCCAGGCCGAGGTGCTGGCGATCGTCACCAATGCGTTGGGCCTGGCGATGGTGCCGCCGGCCACGCAACAGGCCGCCGTTACGCTGGGCGATCCGTCCCCCGATGAAGCAACCGAACCGACCGGAGCCGGGGCCGAAGCATGACGCCCGAGCAGCTCAACGAGCGCCGGGGCCAGGTAACGGCCCTGCTCAACGCGCTGCCGGCGGCGTGGTCATTGCTGGCCGCTGAATTGCGCCAGCGCCGGGCCGACCTGCTGGAGCGGCTCGTGGCCGCGGATGACCCGGAATTGCGCGGGGCGATTAAAGAGATTGACCAAATATTGCAATTACCCAATAATTTGCAGCAGGAATTATTGTCGTTCGTCAATGCACTACCCGATGAGGGCGCGGACACGGACGTTTAACGGACTACCGGAGCAATCCGGCCCAATGGAGAAACGACGAAATGGGAACTCAGGACCAAGGCACCCCGAGCGATTACGACAAGGCGTATCAGGCCGAAATGGACCGCCTGGAGGCAGAGGCCGCGAAAGCGACTACCTCGAACACCAGCGAACCGACCCCGGCACCGACCGCCGCCCCGGAAGGTGAACCCGCCCCGACTCCGGCCCCCTCGGCCGCACCGGAAGGCGAGCCCACCCCGCTGGAGGCACGTATCGCCCAGCTGGAGCAGGAGCTCGGCAGCACCAAAAAGGCGCTGAACGACACCAAAGGCTGGGCCAGCAATACCGCCGCGGAACTGAAACGCCTCAAACGCGAGCAAGCCGAACGCGAGCGCCTGGCCAACCCGCCCCAAGTCCTCAGGGACAACCCGGGGCTGGACGAGGCCATCCGCTACGTTACCGGCGCTCCGGCACCAGGCCAGCCGCAACAGCACGACCCGGACGCATGGGCCGAGGCTGTGGGCACCGCCCTGCCGGACCTGGACGGACTGCTCGCGGCAAACCCGGACCTCCACGCCAAGGCGCAAGCCAAGGCCAAAGAGCTGGGCGAGGCGTGGAACAACCCCATCGTGGCTATCCGCGAGCTGGGCGCACTGCAGCTGGAGCATGAGCGCAACCGCATGGCGGCTGCTGCTCAGGACGCAGCGCGCCGCGATTTCCAGCAACGGCAACAGAAACAAACGGCTATGCAAGTGCCAGGCGCCGGCGGCGGCAATTCCCGCCCCAACCAGCAACCCCGTGACGATGCGGGCCGCTGGGCCTCCATGAGCAGCGCCGATTTTGCCAAGGAACGCGCCCGCGTCCTGGGCATGGGCTAAATCACCTCATCCATTGGGAGTAGCAAATGAACACTATCTCGAATCTGCCGCCAGCAATCCAGGCGTACTACGATCGCAACCTGCTGGAACGCGCTGTTCCGGCGGACATTCACGGCCGCTTTGGCCAGGTCCGCCCGATCAAGCTCCGTTCGGGCAACCAGATCAAATTCCGCCGCTATGAATCGCTGACCCCGGCATCCACGCCGCTGACTGAAGGCGTGACCCCGAGCGGCCAAGACCTGACCGTTACCGACGTCACCGCCACGCTGGCGCAATACGGCGACTTCGTGAAGATCACCGACATGGTGGACCTGACCAACCAGGATCCGGTGCTCACCGAGGCCGGTTCGGTGCTGGGCGAGCAGGGCGGCACCACCGTGGACCTGGCCCGCCGCGACGTGCTCGTGGCCGGCACCAACGTGATCTACACCAACGGCACCGCGCGCAACACGCTGAACACCACGATCAGCACCGTGGCGCTGCGTACCGCCATCCGCGCGCTGGACCGCCAGAACGCCAAGCACGTGCGCGAAATGATCGGCGCCACCAACGGCATCGGCACCCAGCCGATCCGCGCGGCCTACATCGGCCTGGTTCACGCGGACACCGTGGCCGAGCTGGAGCAGCTGACCGGCTTTACCTCCATCGACAAATACTCGTCGGCCATGAAAGCCGAGGAGGACGAGGTGGGCGCGTACCGCAATATCCGGTTCTTCAAGTCCACCAACTGCAAGGTGTGGGCGAACGCCGGCGCGGCGATCGGCACGGACGGCATGATCAGCACCGGCGGCGTCAACAACGACGTCTACGCGACCCTGATCATCGCGCAAAACGCCTACGGCATCGTGCCGCTGGCGGGCCAGGCGATGCAAAACATCGTCAAGCCGATGGGCTCGGGCGATGACCCGCTGAACCAGCGCGCCACCTCGGGCTGGAAAGCAATCACTACCACGAAAATCCTCAACGATGCGTGGATGGTGCGTATCGAGCACACCAACCACGCGACGCTGACCTGATTTAGCGGCGCAGCGGTTCCGGGCGGCTAGTCCAGCGCCCGGCTTTTTGACCCACACGTAAAGGACGGACCCAAATGGACCGCCAAGACCTCGAAAAGAAAGACAAAGCCGCGTTGCTCGCACTGGCAACGGAAAAGGGCTTGCAAGTTACCCCCGCCATGACCAAAAACGTGCTGATGGACGTGATCGTCGCGGCCGATCAGATGGCCGCCGCCGGCACCCCGGCACCGACCGAGGCGCCTGCCCCGGCCGTCAACATCATGGACGCCACCAATTCGCGCATTGCGGAGCTGGAGGCCCAGCTGGCGCAGGCCAACACGCTGCTGGCCACCCAATCGACCAACTCCGCCGCGCCCGTCGTGGCTGACGTCGCTACTGCGGCCAAGCTGGCCGAGGACGAGCGCCGCAACCCGCTGCCGCAGGAGGGCCAGCTCCGCACCCTGGACGGCAAGCTCGTGCCCATCAAGCGCGTGCGCGTCACCATCATGGCGACCGAGAACGAGCAGGAGGACGTGAAACTCGGCCTCAATGGCCACCTGCTGCAGATCAAGCGCGGCGTGCCCGTGGAAATCCCGCACCACTACCTGGACGTGCTGAAAAACTCCACGATCGACACGTTCACCAAAGACCCGGAAACGGGCAAGGTGCAGCGCGTGCAAATCCAGCGTTACCCGTACACCGTCGAACTGGTGTAACTCATCATGGCATCGCTCACCCGCGCGCAGATTGGCCAAAAGGCGCTCCAGAAAGTAGGAAATCTGGCGCGCGGGGAGACTGCCGACCCTGACGACCTGAAAATCGCCACCGATGCGCTGGACCGGCTCATCACGAGCCTGCCGGTGCATGGCTACACGGTGCCCGACCCGTTGCCCGCGACCGACACCGGCCTCGTGGACGAGTGGGGCGAGGCGCTCATCCTGGGCGTGGCGGCCGAGATTGGCGACGAGTTCGGCGCCGACCTGACCCAAAAGACACTGTGGCTCCAGCAATGGGCCGGACTGCGCGATCGTTTAATCGCGTACACCGCGCCGGCGCTGCCGGACGTGAGCGTGGACGATGGGGCCGGCAATGCAATTGACTGGATTTAGCTACTCCGGCCAGCTGGACCCGCGCGCCACGCTGCGCACGCGCATTTACCAGCTGGAGGCGGAAATCCTCGAACAGCCGCAGGTAGATTGCCCCGTGGTGCACCACTACGCGCCAGGCATCTACGTGCGCGAAATGACAATCCCGCCGTTCACGGTGCTGACCGGCGCCGTGCACAAAACGGAGCACCTGGCCATGCTCATTCAAGGCCGCATTGAGGTGCTGACCGAGGACGGGCTCCAGGTGCTTACCGCGCCGTGCACGCTGCTGTCCAAGCCGGGCATCAAGCGCGTGGGCCGCACGTTCGAGGAGGGCGCGGTTTGGTCCACCATCCACGCCAACCCGGACGACTGCCGCGACATGGACGTCATCGTGGAGCGGCTTTGCACCTCGAAGAATAGCGAACTGCTGGGCAATCGCCCGGTCCTGAACAACACCAACAAGGGGGCGCCATGTCTCTCGGATTAACCGCCGCCGGCTGGGCCGCAGTCGGTGCGATCGGCACCACCGCCGTGGCCGCCTACGGGGCGAACAAGGCCGCTAACACGCAAGCCGATGCCGCACAGGCTGCACAATCGTCCAGCGACCGCCAATTCGACATTTCCCGGCAAGACCAGCTCAACCTGCTGGCCCAGCAACGTGAGGACCAGGCGCCGTACCGCGACGCCGGCAAGGGCGCGCTGGCGCAAATCATGGCTGGGCTGTCCTCGGGCGGCCAGTTCGCGCAAAAGTTCGACGGCTCGACCCTGACGGCGGATCCCGGCTACCAATTTCGGCTGGACCAAGGCATCGCCAATATCGACCGCTCCGCCGCGGCGTCCGGCATGTCCGGCTCGGGCGCCGTGCTCAAGGCGCTGGCTCGGTTCAACAGCGGGCTGGCCTCCGACGAGTACCAGCGCGCATGGGACCGTAACCAAGGCGACACGACGGCGCGCTTTAACCGGCTGGCCAGCGTGGCCGGCATCGGCCAAACGGCGACCAACGCGACCACGCAGGCAGGGGCGACCGCCACGGGCCAGCTCAACACGTTGGGCACGAACTACGCCAACACCAACGCCACGCTGCTGGGCAATTTGGGCGAGGCGCGCGCCTCCGGCTACGTGGCCGGCTCCAACGCGATCGGCTCCGGCATCAAATCGCTGTACAACGCCTACCAGGCCGGCCCGTGGACCACCGGCGGCGGTTCCGGCGCTGTGGACAACACGCTTTTCTAAGGACCGACTATGGCGACGAACACCATTGCGCTGCTGGCCAAGCCGGCGGAAATCGACTCCACCGAAATGCCCACCAAAATGGCCACGCTGCGCAATCTCTCGCTGCAGAACGACGAGGGTTCGCTCAAGCTGGACGCCGCGCGGCAGGACATGGCCGACATGCAGACCGCGCGCGCCGCGATCCAGCAGGATCCGACCGGCGGCGACGGCTACCTCAAGGCGCTGGCCAGCGCGGGCAACGTCAAGGGCTTCTATGCGGGCGCCAAGGCCAACGCCGACCTGGCCAAAACGCGCGCTGAAACCGGCAAGGACGTGGCGACTGCCGACAAAACCGGCGTGGAAACGATCAATCTGCGCACACAGCGTTACCGCGACGCCCTCAACAACGTGAACGACCCGGCCAGCGCCGCCGAGTGGGTCAAATCCATCTACGCGGACCCGCACATCGGCAAAGTGATCGCGGGCGAGCTCGGGCCGGAGGACGCCGCCATCGCGCGCATTCCGACCGACCCGCAGGCGTTCGCGGCGTGGAAACGCGGCTCCCAGCTGGGTGCGGAGAAGCTGGTCGAAATCACCAAACCCGTGGTGGGCACGCGCAGCCTGGGCGACCGCGTGGAGAACACGCTCACCGATCCGACCACCGGCGCCGTCACTGTCACCGGCTCGGCCAAGATCGGCCAGTCCCCGGACAATGCGGCGACCAACGCGACCACGCAGCGCGGCCAAAACATGACGGCGGCAACGGCCAAAGAGGGCCAGAAAGTCCAGCTCCAGGTGGCGGGCATGAACCCGGACGGCACGCCGGCGGGCGACGTCGAAACGATGGCGCAGGGGATCGCGGCTGGCAAGCTGCCGCCCCTGTCCGGCTTCGCGCTGGCGCGGCCGCGCGGGCAGAACATCATGGCGCGCGTCATGGAAATCAACCCGCAGTACGACGCAGGCGACTACCAGGCCAAAAATGCCGCGCTCAAGGGCTTTGCGACCGGCAAAGAGGGCACGGCGCTGCGCTCGTTCAACGTCGCCGTGGACCACCTCAACAGCCTGGCCGAGCTGTGCGACCAACTGGGCAACGGCAACACGCCCGCGTTTAACAAGCTGTCCAATTTCGTGGCGCAGCAGACCGGCAGCGCCGCGCCGACCAACTTTGACGCGGTTAAGGCGATCGTGGCCAAAGAAGTGGTCAAGGCCATCGTGGCCGGCGGCGGCGGCGTGGCCGAGCGCGAGGAGCTATCGAACCTGATCAACAAAGCTAACAGCCCGGCCCAGCTCAAAGGCGTGATCGGCCACTATCTGGACCTCATGGACGCGCAGCGCGCGGGCCTGCTCGACCAGTACCAGCGCACCACCGGCCGCACCGATGGGGATCAGGTATTCGCGGCCAAGCGCCACGGCGGCCGACCCGGTGAGGCTCCGGCGGGCGGCTCGCTGCCGACCACGAACGCGAACGGCTGGGCGCTCCACGTGGACGCCAACGGCAACAAGGCATACGTAAGCCCGGACGGTAAGCAATTCCAGGAGGTGCAGTAATGGGCTTTGACCTCGCCACCGCCAAGCCGGTAGGTGCCGCCGCGCCAGCACCGTCCCCGCGCGGGTTCGACTTGGCCACCGCGCGCCCGATCGACACGCCGGACCCGCGCATGGCGGGCGTGCCGGGCTACGACGCGCAAGGCCGCCCGCAGCAGGCCCAGCCGCCCGCGCAGGACGAACGCCCGGTCAACGGCGTGGACGTGCTCGTCGGGAAAAAGAACAGCACGGCGGGCAACCTGTTCGACAAGGCGCTCGGCGTCGTGGAGGCTCCGGTTACGGCCATCACGGGCGCGCTGGGCGGCATCGTGGGCGCCGCGGCGGGGCTGGGCAAAGCCGCCCACAACAAGATTACGACCGGACAAGGCACGAGCGACGCGGACGTCAATAAAACCGTGGAGAACGTGGCGAATTCGCTCACGTACCAGCCGCGCACCCAAACCGGCCGCAAGATTCTGGAAACCGTCGCTCCGGCCGCCGAAGCGCTCGGCGCGCTTCCAACGGCGGAAATTGCCAACCTGGGCCGCGCCGCGAGCAGCTCGGGCGGGGCAATCCGCAATCTCGCCACCGCGAACGCCGCCGCGCAGGACGTGGCCGATGCCGCCACCGTCGCCAACGGGACGCCGGGCCGGCTGCGCGACCTCGTGAAAGCACCGGAACCGGCCATGTCCGGCGTGGGCGCGGCTGCAACGCCGGAAGTCACGCAGCGCGTGCAGCGGGCGGCCAGTCTGCCGGTGCCGGTCAAGCTCACCAAGGGCCAGCAAACCCGCGATTTCTCCCAAGTGGCATTTGAAAAGGAAACGGCCAAACAGCCCGAGGGTGCCCCGCTGCGCAACCGCGAAGTGGAGCAGAACCAGCAATTGCTGCAGAACTTCGACGCGTTCCGCGACCAGACCGGCGCGCAGGCGCCGACCTTGCGGGCCGCTGGCCAAGTTGTGGACGCCGCGCTCGTGAAGAAATACCAGGCCGCGCAGGCCGAAGTGAACGCCGCCTACCAAGCCGCGCGCGACGCCGGCGAAATGGCCCAGCCGGTGCCCTATAAAACGCTGTCCGATTACCTCGACAAGCACTCGGCCGAAATCGACACCAACAACGTGCCGATGCTGGCCGCCGTGCGTGCCAAGCTGGCCAAGCTGGACCCGGAGGGCACGGGCACGATCCCGCTCAACGACATGGAGGAGTTGCGCAAGATGGCTGGCCGCCTCACGCAGCCGGACACGCCCAACGCCGCCCACATCGGGGACGTAAAAAACCTGATCGACACGGCCACCGAGAACGCCGGCGGCGACCTCTACAAAGAGGCGCGGCGCCTGAACACCCTCAAGGCCCGCCAGTTTGAGAACGTGGGCGTGATCGACAAGATGATGCGCACCAAGCCGGGCACCAACGACCGCGCCGTCGCGCTGGAGGACGTGGTGGATCATGCCATTTTCAACGGCTCGCTGGACGACGTGCGCCAGGTGCGGCGCGTGCTGCAGGCCGGCGGCGGCGAGGAGGGCGCGCAGGCGTGGCGCGAGCTGCAGGGCGGCGCGATCGACAAACTACGGGAAACCATGTTCCCGGCCGGCGGCGCGGCCAACACGGCGGGCGATACGACCGCGCGCTATGCGCAGTTCGCGCGCATGGTCAACAGCTTGGACAAGGACGGGAAACTGGACTTCGTGTTCGGCAAACAGGGCGCCGCGCAGCTGCGGGACTTCACCCAAACGGCCCAAGACATTCTCACCACGCCGCCGGGCACCGTCAACACCTCGAACACGGCGTCCGCGCTGCTGCGCGCGTTCGACAAGGCCACGAGTGTGACCGGCAGCGTGCCGGGCCTGACGAGCGCCACAAAGTTTGTCCAGAAAAAGGTGGGTTCCGCCGTGCTCAAAAAGCGCGTGGACGCTGCCGTCAACCCGCCGGACCCCTCGGGAGGTAAGCAATAATGGCCAAGGGCATGGAGTTCCCACTCGTGGGCGGGGCGTACCAGTCGCGCTCCATGAGCCTGGACGCGCAACGGTGCATCAACTTTTACCCGGTGCTGGGCGAGTCCGGCACGGCCAAAGTGGTGCGCGCGCTGTTCGGTACGCCCGGTTTGCGCCGCTTGGCCACGCTCACCGAAGGCGAGGGGGGCGTCCGTGCGCTGTACGTGCCCAGCTCGGGCGACGCCATCGCCGTGCGCGGCTCGGCCGTGTATCGCGTGGCCGCCGACTGGTCCCTCACGTTCGTGGGTTCGATTGACGCGGGCACAGCGCCCGCCG